TGATGGCACATCTCCGTGCGCCGATAAATCAGCAGGAAATGTATAATAATCAAATTTTATTTTATATGTATTATCTGGATATGGATATAACCCATACTTATTAGAGGGATCACGGAATACATGAGTAGGTGCACCACCTACATTAGAAGTATCCTCTTGATCACTAAATTTGGAAATGTATTCTTTGTAATCTATAAAAGTTAACTTTCTTCCTATTGCACCTTTAGATGCATCAGGTACTAATCTAAAGGTATTATAATCTACTAGCTTAGTGCTAGTGGGTAATGCATACCTCGTTTGATTAGCGACAAGGGTAATCTCAGCCTCTGCGTGATTAAAAGGCCAAGCATACTCCCGTTGATTAATATTTCTAATAGCAGAGTTTACTGCATTTTTGCATTGTGTTTGAAACCCACGAGAGGATGCAAAGTTAGCAGAAGTTAAAGTTACTTCGTTAAACCTAGCAAGAACTTCATTTGTAACATCTAAATACGTATACGCCATTAGAGATATTAACCTATGTAAAGAGTCAGGGGGACTCTAGAAATCCCCCGTACTCAAGTTTTAGTTATTAGGCAAGTTGATCACGGTCAACTTCATCTGCCGTAACATCTACGCCTTGATCACTAACATCCATTAGAGTAGCAAACACACGTATCTTACCTGCGCTATACGTTGCGCCATCGCCTGCAAAGGTTAGGTCTAACGTATCGGCAGTAGCGAGAACAACTTCTGCCGCCGGAGTCGCACTTGGAGCGTATGCTAAATCTGCCGCGCCATCAATATCAAAAGCGGCAACATACTCATTGTCGTCTGCTCCTGTACCAAGGATAGCGGTAGCGTTAGTGCCCGTGTTCATAGTCGCACTTTCAACAACCTGAAAACCCGCATCAAGGATCTTCGTATTAGCTGGGACAGTAAGACATTGAACAATGTCACCTCCGGTTGAAGAGATTGCTTGCGCTGTTAGATCAACAGTCATCTCAACAAAATAAGGCTGTCTCTTCGGAGAAGAAGTGCCATGTGCTGGTTTCAGCAAACTTGTAATTGTAGCCATCTTAGATTCTCCCTATTAATAGCCAGTGTTGTAACGTGCAGTGACGATAGCTTCTGGACGAAGGATCTTGCGACCATACAGATGCATACCACGAACAATGTCAGCAAAGCTGTCAGGATCACGGTAAGTCTCAGTCTTATTGATCTGCTGAGCAGTAGCTACGGCTGAATCATGTCCAGCAAAAATTACGCCAAAGTTAGTTGCTTGTAGCGTTGCACTGCTTACAGCAGGACCAGTACCAACAGCAGGGCAGTTATTAGAAACATAAACACGGAAACCGTGCAAATTGTTAATAATAAGACCATTCTGAAGACCAGAACCACCGAAGTCTGAATTGAATAGACGAGAATCTTCGTCTTTCATAGTCTCAGCAAAGACCGGGTCAATGACTAGCCAGCGTCCTTGAGTATCAACAAACTGCTGATCTAAAAGACGAGACATGCGAGAAATCACCTGAAGAGGTGAAGCATGGGTAGTTGCAATTGCAGTAGCCCCCGGTAAACGAGGAATAACAACAATAGCTTCGCCAGCATTAGCCGCACCGCCATCGTTTAAGCCGAAGTCAGTAGCGTCAATTTTCATTGTCGCCAATAACTCGTCAGTACCCGCTGTAGAAACAGCAACAGTACCATTGACTTGATCGTTAACAACGCCAGCCGCAGTGTGCAATGATGCCTGCTTGTAACCAGCCATGTATCCCATGACTTCTTGATCATACTGATCACGTAAACGATAAGCCGCACGATCTGTAGCCATTTGCATGAAGTTTACGTGTGAGTGCGCTTCTTCAATGTCGTCGATCTTAAATGCAAAGTAGTTAGACTTGTCGATTACAAGCGAGAAATCTTCATCGTCAAGATCTTGCGCTGTGATTTGAGCACCACGAGTGTAAGACTGTACTGAAATTTCAGGCTCTTTGATGATCTTTACAGAGTCACCAACTTGGGCGATTTCGCCAAAGTAATCGTTATTAGTGATATCTTCTACAGTAGAAGACTTACGGAAAGCAAGCTGTACCTGCTTTGAATAGATTACGGGGCTAAAGTTACCATTAGGTAGGTTACCGTAGCCCGCCGCACTTGTAAATGCCATGATGACATCTCCTTGGTTGCTTAGGGTTAAGGTTATGTGTAACTTCGCAAGAGGCCATCTAGCATCAGGGTGGTATAGTCACCGGCCAAAGTGAACATACGGCCTGCGTAGTTTGGGTGTTCTGTGAAGGTGAAATAAGGATCTGTGTTATTATAAGAACTGGCATGAACTTATAACAACACGTTTCCATACTCCTGTATTACAGCGGGTGTCCTTGCGGAGGCCGCATGTTAATGTTTAGTGGACATAGTTATATCCAGAAAATTTTATTTGTCAACACTTTATCGTGCTGAACCCGATAAATCGTAGATAAATTTACCTGTACGAATAGCTTCAGCAATTTCTTCTTGCTTAGATTCATACTGCTCAGCAGTCATACGATTAACGTCCGACTCTTTGATAAAGGATTTAGTTTCGTCACTTTCAGGGGCTGAACGCTCAGAACGTGTACCAATCGCCTTAGCCGCATCCTTGTTACTAGATGACTTAGCTTTTGCTGTGATGCCCATGTCTGCTTTATACAGGTCAATTGCACGAGCGGCTGATTTAGCATCACTATCGTTATCATAGAGTGCGTCTTGTACCCACTTAGGTTGATCTTCAACCCAATTGTGAAAATCGTCTGTATCACGAATTTGTTCAAAGTCAGGGTGCAACCGCATGAGTTCAGCTTCCGCTTTCTCTTTCTGTGCTTCCTGCTTCATTTCATCAATTTGTTTAAACTTGCTTTCAAACTCAGAGGCTTGCTCGTGAGCTTTCTTCATAGCAATTGTTTCTACAATCTGTGCAACATCAGGATATTGCTCCATCCACGATTCTAGCTCAGATTCCGACTTAGGATACTGAATCTCTTTTTTCGTAGACGCTTCTAGTTGTGTGCGAAGCTCGTTGATCTGCTCCTGTAATTCATTCTCTTTTTTCTGCGAATGTCTGCGCAAATCGCCGTACCTTTTCTTAAAGGTCTTTTCCTCTGCGCCTTCAGGTTCTGGACCATCGTCAACCGATTCTTCAGTTGTCTCTTGCTCCTCTTGATTGCCTTTTATTAGTGCTTCTAGTTCAGCCTCTTCTTCTTCAATGCGTTTTTTATTAGCATTACGCTTAGCAAAGCCAGATGCGACTTTTACTTGTTCGACTTTAGTAACCATTTCAGTTGTAGTTGTTGACATGTTTTTTCCTTTATGTCTGGGGCTAACGGTAGCTTTTTAGGGCGTTAGGTAGCCAGTTAAATAAAATCACTTTTTGCGTGATGATTTCAATGCACGTTTAGTTTGTTGTACTGCTCCGCCTTTAGAAAAGCCAAAATTGCCTTTATCATCTTGGGTGCCCTCTTGGCCACCATAAGGATCGTTGTCATCGTCCCTAGATGGGCCAGAGCCAGATGGACCCATACCGCCCCTTCCTGAATCAACATTGGCGGCATCAGAACCGGAAGTAAATCCCGATCCATCTCTGTTATCCGCAGTTTGTAAATCTTGATATTGATCATCAATAGCGTCAAAGTGCGCATCTGATCCCCAGCCGTTATTTGCAACAGCGTTTGCTTCTTTCCTGCTTGCAAATGAAGATCCTCGAATATCCCTATTTTTGCTAGAAACATCCTTTGCTTCATTCTCAGTTTCTAGGGTTGCCGCCGCCATAAACGTACTCATGTCCTGTCGCCAATCGGCATACTCGCCTTCTGGTTTAGTGCTTAAATTTTCTCCACTGCGGACCTGATCTACCGCCTTATTCGTGTAGTATCCTTCTTTTACGCCGTTAACAACCTTGTTAAAAATTTCAACTGCCAAAAATGGGCTTTGCGTTCTGTTTTTTTGTGTTGCTTTTAAGTTTGCTAAATCAGTATTAATAGTGGAAAAAATATTAGACATATCTTCCATACTACGATACGATCCAAAACCGAATGTAGGCTCAGTTGATTTTGTGTCTTCTGGCCCATCTCCTCCATCATCTTGCTGTTGCACAACAGGTGCGGCAATTTCAGGCTTCACTTCTTCGGGCTTATACACTTTATAATCTTTTGGTACTTCTTGTTGAGGCACACCATCAATAAACATGATGGTAATCATTTCACCATTGGGTCCGATATATTGACGTTGTTCTGTAATACCTTTTTCTTGCCCTGCGGCTTGTTTTGCTGGCTGGCTGACAAATTTAGAATAATCTGGGAACTGGCCTTGTGGTACTTGTGGGGGAGCGTATCCGACTTGTTGTGGTTGCGGCTGATAGCCATAACTAAATTGTTGAGGGGGCATCTGGCCGGGAATAACTGCGCCTGTGTATGCCTTCACTACACCACCCATCGCGAACTGCATAGTCTCAGGGCTGTTAGGATCAAACTCATCAATCATTGCGTCGATGTCAACATCCATCTCCGCTGTGTCATCCATTGTGGCTTCTTCGGAGTTGCCCATCTGTCCCATGGCATCCATCTGTACTAAGCCCTTCTTGGCTTTATTACGAAGCTCCATGAGATTCTCAAGACCAATGTAGCGAGTCACGTCTGCAGGGAATACAAACTCCCCTTCACTTAGCTGTGCTGGGATATCATCGCGCACTTCTTTCTGGGTAGAACCTACTGGGACATCATTACCTGATACAGGATCGACTGTACCGCCTTCGTCTTTTAGACCGCCATCTTCCATGCCGCCTTCGGCAAATGAATGCGTCTCATTTTCTTTATCAGACTCTATTAGATCAGACATCTTTTTCAAGACAGCTTCTTCATCCTCACCTTTAATAAAGATTTCCATGCCGTCATGCGTGTATTTATAACCCTTTCTACGTTTATCGTACTTAGGTTTAATTACACCCTTCATTTGTACGTCTACTTCAGACATCTGATAAAGCCTCGTCTCTTAAATACTTGAGTGAACGCAAAGCTTGTACAGCACCTTGCGACTGATGAATGGATACTATATTGTCTGATTGCTCTAGTTTTCTATGGTTTTCGGATATCATAATGTCTAAATACTCACAGAAGGCATCCCACTGTTTTGCATTACTGCAAAGGGATTTCAGCTTGCCCACCACCTGCTTCCGGTGCTGGCTGTTGTCCGCCTTGGTCATTTCCTGTAAATCCTTGTTCTCCCGGTACAGGAGCTTGTCCAATACCTATGTTCCCGTTACCTGCTCCAGTTGGATCTTGTACTCCCGGTGGTCCACCTGCTTGCTGTGCTGGTGGTGCTGGGGGCGCATTCTGTTGCATCAATTTCTGCTGTAGTGCGGCCTCTTCAAAGCTGTTAGTCACTTTTTCAGGATCAAGATCCATGGACTTAGCAATCTCCCGCACGATGTATGGGAACTTAGCAAATGGTGCGAGGGATGGGTTAGAAGCAACTTGTAAAAACTGCATCAATCTCTGTGAGCGTACTTCGTTCGCCATAAGTGATTCAGTACCACGAGCTTTGATCTCTAGATCACCTTTAATGTCAGGATCAAAATCAAACTGCATATTGAATGAAAACATAGACTTGCCTAGCGGGGCTAAAAGATAGTCATCAATGTTCTTGATCACTGTCTTGATACCACCTGCCGCCGCATTCATCAACATAGAAATCCCAGATGCTGTACGGCCTACGCCTGAGACACCTGTTTGCCCGTGTGCGAATGAGGGGAAGCCTGTTGACTCATCGGCAAGTACACGTGCCTTGTCAAACAGTTGCATATTCTCTCCTGAAACATTCGGAAACTTAGTCCCGAAGATAGCTTGTCCCGGCGCTCCACCTTGACGGCGGAATACTTTACCCGGATACACTGAGAGATCTTGACCGGGAACTAAGTTTGTCTCATCAATTTCAATGAGCAAGTTCCCTGACAAGACTGCGTTGTCCACAGCCATACGCATGAAACCGTTCATCAGTGTCTGGGTATCGTCCATGTTTTCAGCGATACCTACACCGAAGAATGAGT